AAACGCCAAGCAAAACGGTAGCAAAACCGGGGTCTCCCTCTTCATCTCCCTCTTCATCTCCCTCTTCATCTTCTCCGGAATCTTCTACCTCAAGGGAGAGAGAATCTTCTGGGGCTAGAGCCGCGCGCGAGGCGCCGCCGGCCCCCATCCCGGATCCTCCCTCTCTCTCGAATGGCAGTTCGGATCCTGGGAGGTGGCGCCCTCCGGGCGAGCCGCCGCCGGTCGACGCCCCTGGCATCGTCGAGGCCTGGGACGAGATCTGCCACCCGCCAAAGCCGCGGATGCTCCAGCCCCACAACTGGCCCTCCGACCTCGCCCGGGCCGTGGTCGAGCACTGGTCCGAGCGGCCCAGCGTCGCCGACTGGCGGGCGCTGCTTCGCGCCTTCGTGTCGATCGAGTTCTACCGCGATCAGCGCAATTTCGGGGTCATGTGGGTCCTGGCCAACCCGGGAAAGATCCTCACCCACCCCGACCGGAACGACGACCAGGAGCCGACCACCCAGGATCGCGCCGTCAAGCGCCTCAACGACCAGCGGGACTACTGGAGGCCGAGGCTCGTCCCCGACACCCCGTCGGATCTCGTCGACGCGATCGTCAGCGGCAGGATGCCCGACGACGAACTCGACCAGGTCCTCGAGACCTACGGCACCGAAGCCGCGAAAGCGCAACGAAAGGCAGGGTTCCTGTGAGCTACTGGTGCGACCGATGCGGCGGAGGGCGACGTGGCGACCTCGAGCGAGGCCCGATCGGGATGCTGTTCGTCCCGTGCTTCATCGCCCGCGACGGGTGGAGGGTGGTCCCATGGGCCTGTAACTCCCGGGCGCTCCCGTGGACCCGGGAGGATCAGCAAGCGGTCCCCCATGGTCGGGTCCCGTGCTTCGGGTCACGGCTCACCGTCGCGGTCGAGTACGGGACCAAGGACAACCGGCGCACCATGCCGGCGCTGCGATCGATCGACATGTTCGGTGGGTCGGCCGACCCCTCCACCGGGATCCGGGTCGCGCGCGCCGCTGTCGAGCCCATGACCCACGAGGACCTCGCCTGGCTCTGGACCATGGTCAAGTACGCGGATCGCTACCATCGGGCGCATGGCGAGCTTCCGAAGCTCTGGCACCAGTACCTCGAGCAGGGATCGACCATGCCGTGGCCGCGGCCTGAGGACATGGACGAGAGCTTCGACCGCGCGATGGGCAAGTGGGGGGAGGTCTACGGCCGGATCGATGCCGTCCAGGCACTCGCTGAGCTGGTCGGGGCGTCCCAGGGACCACCAACAAAACCGGCGGAGAACCGGGTAACGGGAGGTCGAGAATGATCTGTTCTGGGCAGATCGACGCGGAGGGCGTTCGCTGGTATGGCCACCAGGACAACCAGTGCTGCCGAAAGCGGGGTAAGGGACCCCTGCGGTCTGTTCTGCGCACAACACGCCAAGATCGCCGAGGCCACAGGGTGGAGCGACCTTCGGCCACGCAGGGTTACCAACGGCGGCCAGGCGGCCGCGGGAGGGGAGTGATGGCGGGGACCCTCTACGTTACCATCCCGGGCGAGCCCATCGCGCAAGGCCGAGGCAGGGCCGTCCGCGTCGGCGCCGGCGTTCGAGTCGTCGACCCGAAGCGGTCCCGCAACTGGAAGGCCACCGCTCAGGCCCACATGCGCGAGGCCATGGGAACCAACCCTGTGCCCGATGGTCCGGTCCGAGTCGAGATCGACGCCGTATGGCCACCACAGGGGCCACCGCGGAAGCGGCACCCGAGGCCGGAGGCGTGGCGGCCCAAGAGCCCCGACGCCGACAACGTGGCCAAGGCCGTGCTAGACGCAGGGAACGGCGTGCTGTGGCTCGACGATCGGCAGGTGGTGGACCTGCGCATCATGAAGACCCATGCCGCACAGGGCGCCCCTCCCCGGGTCGTCGTTCGCGTCATGAAGCTGAAGGAGGTTGGATGAACCGGTGGAATGTGTTGTTTGCTGGGCTGTGTGTTGTGCTCTCAGTGGCCCTGGTCCTGGTCGTGGCCGATCGCGACACCGGGCAATCCAACGATGCCGAAGCGGTCGTCAAAAGAGCGTACCTCGACGCACTGGCCCGGGAGTTCGATGCGGGTGCGGCCGTCATCCTGAGCCTGCGCGAGGAGCGGGACATCGCCATCCAGCAGCGCGACCACATCACCAGCGAGCAGCGAAGGACCCATGGCGAGATGATCGAGGCGGTCCAGGAGATGTACAGGGCGCAGGCAGCGCTGGCGGAGTGCATGGAGGGGCAGTGAGCGAGCGGGATCTCGCGAAGGGCGGTGAGCGCAGCGTCAAGCGCAAAAAAAAGAAGACGCGCGGTAGGAAACCAGAGCTGACAGACCGGATGATCTCCGATATATGCGACGCGGTACGGGTCGGACTCCGGGTCCAGCGAGCGGCGAAAGTCGTGGCGCTCCGGGAGGGGCTGCACCAAGCGACGGCGTATCGGTGGGTCGAGAGGGCGATGGGGCCGAAGCCGGTCGGTGTGTACGCGCGCCTGCGGGACCGTGTGCAGCAGGCGGAGACGGAGTTCGAGCTGGTCCACCTGATGAACATCGCGGTCGCCAGCACCAAGGACTGGCGGGCCAGCGCGTACGCCCTGGAGAACGTGCTGCCCGGGGAGTACGGGCGTGCGGCGCAAGAGGGCGCTCTACCGACCCAGCCAATGCCGGTCGTGCTGGAGCCTGACGCCCCGCTGGCTGATGCCGTGCCGGCGGAGTACGACGTGGTTCGGGAGCTCGAGGAGATCGAGAAGCGCAAAGACGAGCCGCAGTGAGCGAGAGCGCGGAGCCTGACGTCGACCTCGGATACATGCCGAGGGGGATGGCGCACGATCACGGCGGACTCGATCGACGCCGGCTCCATCCCTACCAGGCTCTCGCCACAAGAATCCCCGCTACATGGATCATGTTCGTCGGAGGCCTCGGCAGCGGCAAGTCCGTTGGTGGCGCCGCGTGGGCCACGAAGCAGCTCTCGCTCCCGCGGAACCGGATGGCGTCGGGCATGATCACGGCGCCGACCTACCAGATGCTCCGAGACGCGACGATGCCCACGTTCTGGCGGTTCGCCGAAGGGGTCCTCAGTCGGCGCGCGCTCAACAAGTCGGACATGGAGCTGCCCTTGCCGTGGGGGGGCCGGATCCTCTTCCGTGCCACGTCGGAGCCGGATCGACTGAGAGGGCCGAACCTATCGTGGGTGTGGATGGATGAGGCGGCGATGACTTCGGAGTACGGCTTCAAGATCATAGCGAGCCGGCTGCGCGAGGGCGGACGGCTGGGGAAAGGGTTCGTCTCGACAACGCCGGCGGGCAGGGACTGGATCTACCGCACGGGCTGGCTCGACGAGCCGGACTACGAGACGGATCAGCGTGGCCGCCTTCGGCTCAAGCGACGTCCCGACGGGTCCGCGTATTCGGGGCTGGTCCGCGTCGAGCTGGCTGACAATCGCTTCGCCGGCTCGGATTACATCGCCATGATGTACCAGCTCTATCGGGGCGAGCAGGCCGACCAGGAGCTGCGCGGGCTCTTCGTCGGCCACGCCGGCGCCGGGTTCACCTTCCGCGAGGACCGGCACGTGGTGCGCCGAGACGCATGCCCACCGTACTCGACGTACCAGCATCTCCGGGTCGGGGTCGACGAGGGCACGGCGGCCCCGCGGGTCGCGGAGCTCGTCGGGTTCCACGGTCAGGATCGGTACGTCCTCGAGGAGGACTACCGGGTCGAGCCGCGGGACGAGGCCTTCTGTCGACGGATGCAGGAGCTCCAAGCGAGCACGGGCGGGCGCATCACCCAGTTCCGCGTGGATCCCTCAGCCGTGCGACTGATGCAGTCCCTCCGGGACGCCGGGCTGCCGGTGATGTCGGCCGACAACAACCGGGTCCAGGGGTGGGGCGCCATGCGGTCCGCCATGGCGATCGAGGACGGGAGGACCCATTTTCACGTGGCGCAGACCTGCGAAAACCTTATCGCGCAACTGGTTGCGGCTCGCCGGATCGGGAGGAAGAACCCCGACACGGGCGAGCTTGAGTACCTCGACGATATCGTCGGAGTCGACGATCATAGCCTAGACGCCTGCCGTTATGGTCTGTATGATCCGGTGGTGATGCCAACGGGGGGGGCAGCGCGGAAACGTCGGCGGTGACCCCCGGTTACGCGCGACCGAGTCGGATAATGAGATGGTCCATCTCGACGATATCGTCGGAGTCGACGCGCGACCGAGTCGGAGAAACCTCACCACCTGGGGCTGTGAGTGATCGGATCAGCGGCGCGGGGGCTGCGGAAGCAGTGGCGAGCCTGGCGGCTCGAGCGGGCCATGGACGTGATCCGGGCGGCATCAGGGTCGGCCGGCGTCGGTGTCGCCCCCGCCGGCTCGAAGCGCGGCAGCGCCTACGGGGACAGCCGGTTTCGATCCCCCTACGACCAGGTCCTCCAGAGCGCCACAGCCATCACGGAGCTGACCGCTCTCTGCGAACGGGACCCGTGGCTCTACCAGAACATCGTCCGGCCGGCGGAGATCGTAGCTGGGTGGCCCCTGAAGATCAGGCGCATGGGCCGTGCGGGCGAGGCCGTGGACGTCCAGGAGGGGCCGGTGGCCCAGCTCCTCACGCGCCGGCCGAACGACCACCAGGACGCGTACGAGTGGTGGGTCGAGAGCTACTGCTGGCTCCAGCTCGCCGGGAACTTCTTCTGGTACCTCGGTGAGGGGGCCACCCGGCGCTCGGTGCCCCGGGAGCTGGAGATCCTCGACGCTGACATCCTGGAGCCGATCTACGTCGGAGGCAAGATCGCGTACTGGTGGCATCGGCGCCGAAACTTCGGGGCGAGCGCCAGGCGCATCCAGCCGGAAGAGCTCGTCTACAGCCGCAAGTGGCGCCCGCGCGACGACGTTCTCGGGATGGGGGCACGGCCAGCGCTGAGCGCGGCGCGGTTGCGCTACCTCAAGGACCGATACAACCACGCGCTGATATCGAACGGCGGTCGCCTGGACGAGGTCTACACCACGGAGCAGGGGCTCACGACGGAGCAATGCAAGACGTGGGCGGAGTGGTACGCCGAGAACTGGGGCAGCCCTGACGCCGCCGGGTCCGCGATCTTCCTCGCGTCGGGGTGGATGCCAGGCGGGAAGTCCGCGCTCGGCCCCGAGATGGGGTTCGATGGGCTCGACACCGCCACGCGCGAGGACATCGGCGCCGCCGGTGGTGTGGCTGCCTCGACGCTGGGATCGAGCGAGGGGTCGACCTGGTCGTTCGCCGATACGAATCGCCAAGCCCTGATCGACTACACGTGCCTCCCGATGGCCCGGAGGGGATGCGCCTTCCTCAACCACCACATCCTCCCGCGGTTCGGCGCCGATCTCTTCGCCGTCTACGACACCAGCGCGGAGCCGGTGATGCTGGCTCGCGCGAAGGAGATGGCGTCCGAGGTGCGGCAGCTTGCGAACCCGGCTGGCGGCGTCCCGCTCGTGACGCCGAACGAAGCTCGAGAGCTGATCCGGTCGCTCTATCCGCAGTGGTCGGCAGTGATCGAGGGTGACCTACCTGGGGGAGATGCCGTCTGGATACCGGTGGGTCTGATCCCGGAGGATAAGGGCGGCGAGCTGCGAGAGTACGCGCCGACGTTCGGCGCACCGCCATCGCAGGACGAGGACGACGACGAGGACAACGAGGACGAGCCCGCGGATCGTTCGTCGCGCTCCAGGATCGTGACGCGCGACGGGACTCAGGCCTTCATCGACGGCGTCATGGTGGGGAGCGAGGAGTTCGAGCGGAGGCTGGCCGAAGCGGCCGAGGCGTTCTACCGGGCGATCATCGAGTCCGTCGGCCCCGATGCCGCGGCAGAGCTGGGGCAGGACTTCGACCTCACGAGCCACGTCCTCGAGGAGTGGGCGGAGACCGCTCCGCAGGTCTTCCGAAGGCATTTCCCGCGCACGACGATGCGTCGGCTACGTCGCGAGGTCGCAACAGCGTTCCGCGACGAGGACAGCCTGGGGCAGATCATCGAGCGCGTGGACACGGTGTTCCTCGGCCAGAAGCGCAACGCCATCACCGTCGCCGTGACCGAGACCAACGGCGCGTGGAGCTTCACGGAGATGGAGGCGTGGAGGCAGGCCGGGGGAGACATCGTCGACGGCAAGGAATGGCTGCCGAACACGGAGCGCCACCAGGACGTCCCGGAGGTGAACGGCGTCATCGGTCTGTCCGAGCGGTTCCGGGTGGGCGACGCGCTGTTGCTCCACCCTGGCGCTCGGGGCGGCCCGGCCCGCGAGGTGTGCGGGTGCATGTGCGGGCTCAACCCGCACCTGACGGAGACGGCGCGAGCAAGGCTGCGGTGGTCCCCGACGACGAGGATGCGCAGGGTGCGCAGCGTCAAGGAGCGATGGGTGGCTCGGTTCGAGAGGACGGTGGCGCGCGAGGTGCAGACGTACAGGGTCGCGACGATCCACAGGCTGCGACAGATCGCAGGAGGGCTCGATGAAGGTGAGAAGTCTAGGGATCGAGGCGCGATCAGCGCGCGGCGGATCTGGGGCGGACCTGAGGCGCCCGTGGGAAGGATCCTCGCGCGAACGAACGGCGCCGGTCCATCACGCTGACCGCAAGGGCATCGCGCATATCGACACGATCCTCGGCGATCGGTCCTACACGGCCGGCGTCATCACGGACATCGACCGGGCCGGCATAGGCACCGACAAGGGGGCGCGGCCTCGGGTCAAGATCCTGGCCAGCGATGAGAGCGTTGACCGCCACGGCACGGTGTTCGAGGCGAAGGGCTGGGACCTTGCGTCGTTCCACCGCAATCCGGTTCTGCCATGGGTCCACTTCATGGACGGTCTTCTCATCCCGCTTGGTCGAGCCACGGAAGCCACGGTGAAGGGCAAGGCGCTCACGCTCGTCGGCGAGATGGCGCTCGGCATCTCCGGTGGTCGCGGTGCTGTGTACGACTACCACCAGACCCTTGTCTCCGCGATCCTCGAGGACCTCATTCGAGGCGTGTCGGTGGGCGCGGAGGTGTTCGAGTATCAGGATGTAGAGGGGAACCGGCTCTCACGGGAGCTCGGGGACCCGCATCCGCCGGACTGGTGGTGGACCCGGTCGTACCGGCAGATGCTGGCGGAGGTGAGCTTCACCCCGCTTGGCTCGAACATGAACGCGGTGCAGGAGCCGATCCGGCATGAGCTGGAGGTCCTGGCGGGAAGGGTGATGAAGCTAGGGCGCCTGTCTGGGGGGACGGGCGCAACAACGGCCAACCGCGAGCAGCGCGATGGTCACGCCGCCCTGGGGGACGGGCACGACGACGGGACGGAGGAGTAGAGGATGCCGAACAAGATCCCAGCGGCCTCGGACGTGGGACCCCGGGGGCCGGTTGGCGGGCCGCCGGTCGTGGACCCCGAGGCCTTCACGGTGGTGCTCGAGCGCACGAAGACGCTCGAAGAGACCCAGTGGAAGACGCTGGCCGAGGGCGAGGATACGGTAGCCGCCATCCAGCGACTGGAGCAGCACGCCATCGAGGCGCTGCGTCGCGGGCAAGCGGCAGAAGAGGTGAGCGAGCAGCTCCGTGGCGCGCTGGCTCAGATCCGTACGCAGTACGCATCGGCGATCAAGCCCCGGGTGGAGAGCGAGGTGGCCGAGAGCGTGGCTCGCACGTTCGCGGCGGTTCCGCGGTCGGTGACGGCCATGGCGAACGGCAGCCCGCATCACGTGCCCCTGTCCTTCATGGAGCGGCTGTCGCTCATGCCACGGACGAAGAGCGTGGGAGCGTGTACGGAGCTTCAAGACTTCGTCGATGCGCACCACCGGTACGTTCTCGCGAGCGTCGGGAGAGCCGTTCACCGGCGGCCGACCTTCACCGAGAAGGACCGGACGCAGCGCAGCTACGACGCCGCGAAGCATGCGCTGATGCGCGCGCTCAACACCGAGGTCGACGCCGAGGGAGGGTTCGGGGTCGAGGACGTTCTCTTGCCGGGGATGCTGGATGTCCGGGAGCTGATCCCCCACATTCAGGACATCTTCGTGCAGGTTGATCTGGTCACCAAAGAGGTGAAGCTCAACCACAAGACGAAGCGGGCGAAGGCGCACCGCGCCCCGGAGAACACCGAGGACGCCGGCGTGGCCATCCGGCTCTCGCAGCGCACCGTGGCGCAGACCGTGTTCATCGCGAAGGACATCGCCGACGGCACGGTCTACAGCTACAACTGGGAGGAGGACTCGACCACGGAGCGGCCCGAGGACGTCGTCGCGGACCTCGAGATGGCGCTCAAGAACGCGATGGCGGACGCCGTGCTGAACGGCGAGGCCGTAGCTACCGAGGAGGATCACCAGGACTACGTTGCTGGGGTCCCGGCCGACTTGTCTAACTTGGTCAACGAGGACGCTGCCGTGTTCTCCGGAGGCCTCGACGTGCGGATCCTGGTCGACGGGCTTCGGGCTCACGGGCTCGGAGACGCCGCGCTCAACACCGACATGAGCAACGGCAACCCGTACTTCGACACGATCGCGCTCGGTCTGGCCGCGATGGGTCCCTACGGGATCTCGCCGTCGGAGGTGACGTTCACCGGCGGGTTCATCATCCACGCGAAGCTCATGACGCTCAAGGACAACTCGACCGACAAGAACCTGATCTATGGGACGGTTGCGGTTCAGGGCGATGGCGCCGCGAACCTGACCGGGCTCATGGGCACGATCGCGGGTCGGCCGTTCATCCCGACGGAGCTGATGAGCCAGGAGCAGAACGCCAGCGGCGTGATCGACGACACGACCGTCAACCGGACCTCGCTTATCGCGGTGAACCGCGCAGAGTACGGGTTCGCGCGACGGGGCTCGATCCAGCTCGATAGCTCGCGGCATGTTCTGATGCCGAACCGGCAGGTGTTCCTGATGGGCGCCTCTCGGTTCGACTTCAAGTGCTTCCGCGGGACCCCCGCGGGGACGATCACCCCCCTGCATCTGTTCTACAACCTCGCGACCACCTAGGTCGCGGGCAAATGCTTTGGTGGCGTAGCTGGCGGGACCGTCGATAACGACGGCCCGTCCGTGCCACTCGCAGGCGCCGGACCTCCGGGTTTGACATCGCGGACCCATCCCCCTGGTGTTCGCGGTCGAGGGCCTGGAGGGCCGGTACCGTTTCCATACAGGAGGGCAGGAGATGGCAGATCCGGTACCCGTGAAGTGGGCGGCCCAGTGGTCGCCCTCGTTGGTGAAGAAGGCGGTCGTTGCTGGAGCGGCGGCGGATACGGACATGGCGCTGGTCGGGCTGAAGGTCGGCAAGAGCGAGATCCGAAGCGTGATCCGGCAGGATGGAACCACCGGCGTGATCGAGACGACCTCTGCGGCGGTCTACACGATCACCGAGGATGATGTGATGCAGTCGTCGGTCAACGAGACGGGGCACGTGCTCCTCGTCGAGTGGATCGACTGGGCGGTCTGAACGGAAGGGACAACCGAAGATGGCGCGACCGAAAAACGCTGAGATCCCCCTGATGAACCTTGGTGCTCAGCAGCACCGGGCGCAGATCCCATCGGGGGAGAAGGCGGGACAGATCTTCATCGTGAAGCCAGGGCTCAATGATGAGGTACCGCGCGAGCTGGCGGAGCTGCTTCTGAAGGAGAAGCCGGAACTGTTTCGTGAGCCTACCCGCACCGAGATCGCCAAGGGCGCGGGTGATGATGACGACCCTGACGATGGCGACGCCGACGGTGGCGATGGCAAGGATCCGGGCGAGGCTGGCGAGGGCAAGAAAGCGGACAAGCCGACGGCTACGGGAGCTGCTGGAGCAGGCACGGACACTGGGCGCGGCGTGACGACCCCGCCGGTGCGACGGTCCTAGGCGTAGGGACCCGGGCGCGAAGGAAAGGATCAGGCGGCCATGATGGATCTCTGTCTTGAGGACGATGTCCTTGCCATGGCTCCCATTCCGTCCATCGCGCTCGGGGACCTCATTCGCCTGGTGTCGGAGTACCTGCAGACCGATCCTCACTACGGACTGAACCGCGAGATGAGGCGCGAGTCCGGGATCGTCGAGGTCCTGGACGTGGGCCGAAGCGGGTGGGCGTACGTGCGTCGGCCCCCGATCCACGAGATCACCAGCATCCAGCATCGGTCGAGCCCCAACGTTCCATGGATCGCCGCTACCGACGTCGAGTGCTACACGGACACGCAGACGTCCAGAGTGCTTGGACACGCGCAGGGTCGGGTGCGGCCGGTCGCGTGGTCTCTCCCGGTTGGCCGTCAGACCGTGGAGATCACCTACGAGGGCGGCCTGGCCACCGAGACCCAAGACCTTGACCTCCAGCTACGGCGCGGGGCCGCGGTGGCAGTAATCGCGGTCCACCGTCGCACGATCACGCTCGCGGTGGGCACGGACGATAGGTCGGTGGAGGCGACGGGAGAGACTATCAGCCTCGGCCGTGGGTGGATCCCGAAGGAGGCCGAGCACCTGATCCGGCCCTACCGCCGACTCGGGGTGATGTAGCCATGCGCATCCGCTTCACTCGTCAGATCCGCGGCGGGGATCTCGGCAAGCTGGCAGCCACGAACGCGACGGTGCGACGCATCATGGAGCGCCTGATCCTGCGACACGGGATCGAGGCGGGAGCCGATATCCGACGCGCGTACTTCGCCAAGGGTCCCCGGGGGAAAGAGATAGGCGGGCGCGTGGTCGGCACGCGAGTCCAGGTTCAGAGAACGGGCATCACCGGCTATCAGATCCAGGTTCAGCACATCGGTGGCCGCCTCTACGAGTACGGCGGGACGGTAACGGCGAAGGGCAATCGGCGGATCATCACCGTCGGCGTGAAGCCCGATGGCACCCGCGTCACGAAGATGTCTCGCGGCCTGTATTTGACGATCCCCCTGAAGGCGGCGAAGACGCGTAGCGGTCGCCCTCGAGGGGCGTGGATTGACAGCATCGCGTTTCGGTTGTCGAAGGGGCGCGCTTACCGGACGTGGGTTGCTATCGGACCAAGCGGCTCGCCGATCATCAAGATGGCGATCCAGCCAGCGACCCCCGGGGGCAAGGTTCGGGTGCTGGCGCTTGCCGTGCTGAAGCGCGCGGTGACGCACAAGGCGCGTCCGATCGTGGAGCCGGCTATGCGGCTCGCTCGGGATCGGGTCCGCGCGAACACGTTCCAGGAGCTGCGGTCGCTTGAGCGGAGGCTCAATGCCCAATGAGCCGCAGGCCACGCGCGTGAGGCAGGAGCTACGCCAGGCCTTGGTGGTGGGGCTGGCGCCAGGGCGTGACGTGTTCTACGCCTGGCCGAGCGACCAGATCCGGTGGGGGATACCGGCTCGGGTCGAGATGTCAGGGGTCTACATCCGGCCGATGCCCGACCTGGATCCGGACTTCCCGCGGGCTCTTGGGCGCACCGTCCGGCAACGGATGGCGCTCGACTTCGAGATCGCCGTCCTGGTTCACGCGCAAGGGATGCAGCACGTGGGGGGCGTGGCTGACCCGTACGAAGCTCGCGAGCGCGCGGGGGCGGACATCGTGCGCACGCTGGGGTACGCCCGCAGCCTCGATTGCACGGTGGACGACCTCGAGTTCCTGTCTCTGTCCTACGGATCGAGCGAGCTGGATATTGTGCAAGGTATCGAGACGCTGTTCATGGCGCGAGCGCTGTACCGAGCGGTGTTCCTCGGGCCGTAACGGGAGGGTTGAGCGATGGCCGACAAAGGTGGATGGGTCAATTTCAGAGCAGAGGAGACGTACGGATCGGTCAGCGATTACCCGGCCAGCGAGGAAATCGAGCTATCGACGCCGGCTACGCTCGCGTACGAGCAGACGCTGGAGCCTCGTGGCTCGGGCGTGCTCGGCGCGGGCAACTCGCGCTCCATCGCCATTCGCAAAGGCGCGACGGACTCGATCGTGGTCAAGGCGGACTGGGACCTCCTGGGGCGGCTCTTCTGGGGCTTGTTCGGAGCGAAGTCAACTGGGGCGACGACGGCCGACAGCCTCTACGACAACTACTTCTGGTGGCTGGGCGGACTGGGGCATCCGTCGTTCTCCGTCAACAACTACGCCGAAGGGATCCAGTTCCTGACGCCGGGGACGGTCATCACGGGATGCACGCTCGGCTTCGACGATGGAGGCACGCTCATGGCCACGTTCACGACCGTGAGCCAGAACCAAGAGCGATACGATGCGCCGTCGGCGGAGTACGACGACCCCGGGTACAACCCGATCAAGCCGAGCCACGTCACTTCACTGGCTGTGCTCGGAACTACGCTGGTCGACGCATCCACCGAAGAAGTGCATGGGCTGAGCATCGAGTTCACGAAGAACGTGACGAACACCTACCCGCTCGGTAGGACGGGCCGCGGGAAGCCGCGCGCCCTGTCACTCAGCGTTACCGCGCAGTTTCAGGTCCATTGGACCGACGTGCTCTACGAGGCGGCGGGACCAGGCGGAGTGCTGCAGCAGTGGTACGCGGACGGTGACGGCGTGCTCGATCTGACGATGGGCAACGGTGGCGTTGATGGCGCGGCGCGCGAGCTGCGACTTCGCGGAAACAGGGCGAAGCTCACCGGCAACCCGCCGACGCAGTCAGAGGCCGGAGCGTCACCGGCCACGATCGCGGTCACGTTCGAGGACGCGGCGTTCACCACGGGCCAGCTCGGGAGCCTGGTTGGCAACACGTCGCCGGTTATCGGTCGGTCCCCAATCGCGATGCGGCTCTCGTCGATCGAGAACGGCGCGACCTGGGACACGGAGTAAGGAGCGCAAATGAAGTTGATGGAGCAGGCAATCACGTTCTCGAACGGGCTCACCACGACGGTCAGCGGCGTTACGCCGATCCAGGTGATCGAGCACCCGGAGCTATGGCGGGTGTTCGGCGTCGACCTCGATCCGCTGGCTGGCAAGGGCGGCGCACGGTCGCGCGAGGAGAGATCGAAGGCGCTGGCCGAGGGGCTCAAGGTCATGGCCGAAGGGTGCGCCATCGCCGACACGGTCGGGCACACGGCGGAGTGGTACCTCGAGGAGATCGGCGTCGGGGATCTCTTCGCCGTCGTCGAGCTAATCAAGATCCTGTCGGGCCAGTACGCGAGCCGGGAGGAGATGCAAGCCGCCGAGAACCGCTTGCGCGTGTTTCGTCAGGGACAAGGCGCGACTGAAGATGGTGGCGAGAATGGCGACGGACGCACGGATGTCGGTTAGCCAGTACATCGGCGTCACGAAACCGCTCGAGGTGATCTGTCTCGACATGGCGGTGGATCAAATGCGAGCAATCGACCGGGTCACGAACCAGAAGTCTGTGACCGACGTGTCTGTGCCCCTGGACATGATCGGCGGCTGGAGGTAGCCCATGGCACTCGGGATGCGCGAGTTCGTCACGATGGTGCTCGGTGCCGAGTACACCGGCGCCGGCGCGGTAGACGCGGCCGTCCGCGACCAGCGTCGGCTGCAGGGCGCCAGCGGGCAGCTCGCGCAGACGCTGGGCCGAGGGGCGCTCGCGGTCGCCGGTGGGGTAGGCCTGTTCACCAGCCTGACGGCCGCCGCGTACGGGCTTGGCCGCTTCTCGGCGCAGGCGGTAGCGACGGCCAAGGACGTCGGAGTACTTGCCAAGGGCATCGGCGCTGCCGTCGAAGAGGTG